TTACTTTGTTTCAAGTAACTTTTTATTAAAAAATTTTTTTGTATTATTTAATTTATTTTCTATATATTGATCCATTACGTTATTGTTTCTTAATTTTTCTTTATCCAAGTGAATATATACATCATTTAACATTTTGCTATCACTATGCCCCATATAATATTCAGCATCTTTTAATTTTATTCCAGAATAATACAAAAGTGTTGCATAAGTATGTCTAAAAATATAAGGTGTAAATCCATCTGGATTAAATTGAATATCCAGTTCCAATGCTTTAGCAGTTATTTTATCAATTATTTTTTTAAATAGCCATTTATAACCTTGGTAGGTTAAATAATCGTTACCATCGCTTAAATTTGTAAATAGCTTATCATATTTTAAGGTACTAAGATAATACTCTATAAAAGGAATTGTATTAGTAAATAAAGGTACCTCTCTATTGCTGCTATTATTTTTTGTAAACTTTTGAAAAATTGCTTTGTTTGAAACATATACAACAGTCTTATTAACAATTACATATCCGTAATCATTATTAATTATAAAATCTTTTTTAGTTAACGCTCGTGTTTCTTCTGGTCTAAGTCCACAATACTTGCTCATAATAACAAACATTTTCTCACGATCAGTAAAATCAGCAACTTCAGTTAGATAGAATTCTTCATTTGTTAATATTCTTTTCTTTTTAGCTTCTAATTTGGGCTTTTTTATTCGTCTACATGGATTTTTAAGAATGATTTCATCATCAATAGCATTTTCCATTATTTGATTTACAGTCATATAAACCTTGTTTGCGGTATTAGGTTTATCAATTAAGTCATTAATAAGCATTTGTATATCAGTTTTTTTTATATCACTAACTTTTTTATAATCAATTCTACTAAAATGATTATTTAATAAAGATTTATAACTATGCTGTGATTTAATGTTTATCGATGGTTTCTTACTATCAAACCAAATCCATTTGTAATCTATAAATTTAATATCATTAGTTCTTAATGATTTACCCTGTTTATAATTAACTAGCATGTCTATTTTCTTTTTATCCAATTCTTTAACAGATTTAGCATATAATACATATCTTTTGCCATCCAGCGTTAATGATGTACTATATCTGCCATCTTTTCTTTTTTTATATTTGGCCATATAAACACGTCCTTTCTTGTTTGCCTTGAACGTGCTGAAATGATATAATTAAACACGTAAAAGGACTTTCGTAGGTTATTTTACATTAGTGCATTGCCAGTGCACTTAAGACTTCACTGTTGCCAGCAGTGAAGTTTTTTATTTTTCTCGATCCTTTAAGTCATCAACAATTTCTTGTAACAAATCAATATAATTATAATTCATTGCATCACAAATACTTTTTAAAACATGAACACTTATCGATATCTTTCCTTTTTCGTAAGCGTGTATTGTATTTCTAGCTTTCCCAACTTTAGTACCAACATCATTCAGTGATAGATTTTTAGATTCTCTTAATTTTTTTAATTTTATGCCAATTCTAACATCAATATCACTCATAATTTTTCTTGTAACTCATCAATTTTAAGTGATATTTCATCTAAAGTAATATTATATAAAGAACATAAAATTTTCATATCATCAAAATAAATTCTATTCCTACCACTTTCAATATCCCCTAGCCATCCTACAGATTTTCCGCATTTTTTTGCCACTTCAGTCAATGTTAAATTTTGCTTTTTTCGTGCTTCTTTTAAAAGAGAACCGTTTATTTTATTAAAATCATTTTGCATAGATTTCACCTCACATATATAATATCACATATCGTTACGTTTGTAACGTGAAAAAATAAAAAAATGTGCTCAAATTCGTTGACAACGTAAATATATAGTGTTATATTTGATTTGTAAGTTCGTTAACAACGTAAAATCAAGGAGGAATATATGGAAAAAATATCAATAAAAGCTATTAGAATTAATTTAGAAATGACACAAAAGGAAATGGCAGATTATTTGAATATATCATTAAGAGCATATGTTGATAAAGAAAATGGTGTTAACAAATTTTACTTTGATGAAGTAAAAAAAATTGCTGATTTAGGTAAAGTTAGTTTAGATATTATTAGATAATTTTTTTACAAAAAAATTACGTTGATAACGAAAATATAAAATAAGGAGGGTAATTAATGTTTAACAAATTGTTTTGCAATCATGAATTTGTATATGTTGATAAAGAGCTCATTACTCATTTCCCCGAAGAAGATGAATATTTATTTAAATTCATGTGCAAGAAATGCAAAAAGAAAAAATATATTTCTTCTTCATTTGTGGAAAAAATATATCGTCGTTTTGTTCGTGATTTAAATGAAATGGTTGTTATTGATGGATTTATTGATACTTCTGAACCGGCTTTTGTTTTACCAACAAGATGTGGAAGTTTTCATATAGATACAAGGCTTACTGGTTATGCAGCCGACAAAACAATTGAGTATTTTAAAAATAAATATTCTGTTGACATAACACAAATCAGAAGTGGTTTTTAATGTTTAAATAATATCATTGGTCTCGATGAAACATCAAACACAGAAGTGTGATTAGAAGTCATAAAAATGGATTTAAAATTTATGAGGTGAGAAGATGGGATTAATTCTTAGTTGTATATGTAGCATCGTAATTTCAATTGCGATTGGTAATATTGTTGGAATTTATTATTTAGAAAAAAATGATAAAGACTGGCAAAGAATTTTCGATGAAGCAACCAAATTTGTATTAGAAGAAATTAAAAATTCAAAAAAAAATTAGGGGAGTAATATTAATGAAAAGGTTTTATGAAGATGGCACCGGTAAAATAAAAATGGAGCAAAAGGAAAAGCACCCTGCTCGAAAAATTTTAGAGCAAGGTGGTTGGATAGATGAAGATAGTTTTGAACTCATGCTAAGAGAAGAAGCAGAAGATAATAGAATGAGCACATTAGAATCAATCGAGGAAAATCTTATACAAGTAAATAAAACTTTATATGCGATCTTAAAATATATTTCTAATAATCCACAAGATTAAAATCTTCTTCATCTATTAATGCATATTCTCTATAAGTATTTAGTTCAAGTCTGAATGTATAGAGTTTATTTGTTAATGTATCACGATATTTTACTGAAATCCAATGATTGTTATTTAAGTATTTATTATTAATTAAGGCAATTTTTGAAGTTTTGGGTGCTAAATAGATATTTTTTAATCCAACTAAAGGAAATGGGAGTTTATCAGATGTGTTAGCTTTGTTTACATTTATATCTGTTTCAAATGTGAGTAATAAAGCATCAAAATTTCCAAAGTTTTTAATCTTGATATAAGTACCCTTTTTTGAAGAGATAAGGTACATAGAAACCATTGCACGATTTGAAAGTTTTATAGTTCTAGATGTTTGATAACAAGCAAAAATTGCAGTTGCTAAAGATAGGATAGAAATAAAAGTTGAATAGATATCAAAATTTATATTATTCATGATTTCACCTCGCTTTCATTAAAATTTCGACATGGTGGTGTCGATATTTAAATTATAGCATTGGTGAAAAATAAATCAAAAAAAGGAGATTGAACAATGGAATATATATTTTCGATACTGACAAGTGTATGTATTTCATACATAATTGCCAGTCAATTGTTTCAAAAATATATGTTAGAGATCGAAAGGATACTTGATGAAACATTTAAAGAAATAAAAAGAAAGGAACGTTAAAAAATGAATGAATTACAAGTATTTAAAAACGAAGAATTTGGAGAAGTAAGAAGTTTAAAGATTGGAGATGAGCCTTGGTTTGTTGGTAAAGATGTAGCGGACATCTTAGGTTATACAAACAGTAGAAAAGCAATTAGTGATCATGTTGATGATGAAGATAAGGGAGTAACGAAATGTGACACCCTTGGAGGTAAACAGGATTTAACTATTATCAACGAATCAGGCTTATACAGTTTGATCTTATCCAGCAAATTACCAACTGCTAAGAAATTCAAACGCTGGGTAACAAGTGAAGTGTTGCCGGCAATCAGAAAAACAGGAAGTTATCAGATTCCAGATAATCCCATGGATGCTCTTAAGTTGATGTTTGAAGCTCAAACTCAAACAAATGATAAAGTCGAACACATCCAGGAAGATGTAAAAGAATTAAAGGATAACAAACTATTAAATCCTGGTCAGTATAACTATTTAGGTACACAAATCAGGAAAAGAGTTAGAGCAATCAAAGAAGTTAGAAAATTAAATCTTACAACAAAGCAAAATAGTAAATTATACAGCTTTATTAATCGGGACCTTAACAAATATGTAGGAATTCGTACTAGAAGTCAGTTCAAAGAAAAAGACTTTGAAAAAGCATTGAATTTTATCAGTGAATGGGATTTAAGCTATACAGACTTAAAAATTATTGAAGAAATGGAGAGTTAAGTATGAGAACCATGAATATGTATCCAAAACGATACATGACAATTAAAGAATTAGTACCATATGGGTTTACTAAATATGAATTAGAAAAGTATGTAAAAATTAGAGGATTTCCAGCATATAAGGCTCCAGGAACTACAAGCCCATGGAAAATTGATACTGCTAAATTAGACTCATGGTTAAAAAGAAATTTTGGAGCATAAAGAAAAATAGCCGTTGCGCCAACAACGACTAATTAAACAAAAAAGCAATTAGATTATAAAGGATAAAACGGAGGTTGTCAAAATGAAAAAGAAAGCAATTATTAAAGAATTAGAAAATATTAGAAAAATCTCAAAGATGAATCGCAAAGAACTTTATGAAAATTATCCTTTTACTCGTGAATTTATAAGTGAAGATGATTCTATTTATCCTGCATTAACAGGACTTATTGAAAGTGAATTAGAACATTTGATCAGGAGGATTGAACGAAATGGACTTAAATAAATTGAGTGCTAGAGGCACTTTAACAATAACAGTTATATTAATCCTAGCTACTTTTACAGTAGCAGGAATTATAGAAAAAATACTATAAAGAAATATTAGGATTTGTTCCCTCAAGGCAGTGCATCTAAAAGGCATGCTTACTGCATGCCTAAGAGTTTTAAAATCAGACTAACTATAATTGAAACAATTATTTCTTTAACAAGAACTGGCATTTCTTGTTTGAATGATTTGAAAATTTTACCCCTTTCGTTAAAAAAGTATGTCATATGGTGCACTGCCTTGAGGGAACAAAGAAGCTAAACAAGGAGTTGATAGATTTTGATGTCTGTTAAAAAAATTGAAAATCTTAAAGGTGAGATTTGGAAGCAATATGAGGATACCGGTTATTATTTTTCAAATTTTGGACGTGCAAAAAGAAAATATAAATGTGGTAATGAAAGGTTGTTGCGTCCTTATAAGGTTGTTCCCAAAAAAGGCTCATGGAGATATGTAATTAAAATTTATGGTAAAGAAAAGACTTTTGCACCTATTATTTACAAACTTTTCAATGGTGAAATACCTGATGATCATGTTGTAGTGCATAGAAATAAAGTTCTTAGTGATAATAGTGCTATTAACCTTAAAGCGATGCCACGTACGATGTTAGGGACCTTATATGGTGGCAGGACATCTAAACGGAAACTTATTTATTGTTTTGATAATAAGAAGATTTATAAAGGCACACGAGAAGCTGCTAAAGATTTGCATATCAATCGTCAGTCTGTCTGTGATTACTGCAATAATAAAGTGAAAAATCCTCTATATCGGCTTAAATGGTTTGAAGAAAGATAATCATGTATAAATTTACAGTATTTGTCGAAGCAGAAAGCTTTGTTTTACCACTTGTTGTTTATGCAGATAATAAAAAAGATGCTGGTAAAAAGGGAATAAGACTGTTTAACAAAACATTCAAAAACAAAAAAAGAATTGTTTCAGTGACTGTGCATAAGGATAAATATTACTTTGGTTGGTATATATACTAAAAATGTTAGAGATTTTCTGATTAATATAAAGAAATGATTAGAGAAATGATAGAAATGATAAGAGCTAAAAGTCCTATCCAGTTGTCTTTGAAGTAATTGATTTTATTAATTCTATTGAATTCCTTTTGGTGTTTGCTGGTATGTGATAAGCCAAAACATACAACGCCAGGTGAATATCTAGATTTTCTTAAATAATTTTTTTCGGTTAGATACTTTATACATGATATGACATCATCTGATTTAATATTCAATTCGTTAGCAGCTTTAGCTATGTCTGGATTAGTGTAAGGTAATTTCTGATTAGGTAATTGTTTAATATAGTCTAATAATTTTTTACTTGTTTTATCCATATTTTTTCCTCCTTTTCGACATTATAACACAAAAAATAAAAGAGGTGATAGCTTGGCAAGAAGAATTAAGCGTTTTGGTGGACAACATGAAACCCTGCCGATTAAAGATCCACGTCAATTGAATGAGTTTATGTTTAATCTTTTGAGAAAAAGGGATAGAGCAAAAACTCCAGTAAAGCGATACCAGGCAGACAGAAACTGGATGTTATGTATGCTGGGATTTAATACAGCTTTTAGAGCAGAGGATTTACTGCAATTAAGAGTTATCGATGTAAAAAAAGGTTACGTTCATATCAAAGAAAATAAAACATCAAAAATGCAGAATTTTAGAATGAACAAGAAGCTGCATAAAGATGTTTTAGATTATATTAAACGTAACAAATTAACAGATTACGATTATCTGTTTATGGGACAAAAAAAGATTCAAAACGGCAAAAAATACGTCTATCCGATCACTCGACAGAGAGCTCATAAAATAGTAAGTCAAAATGCTAAAGAAATAGGTATAGATTTTGTGTTTGGAATGCATAGTCTGCGAAAGACATTTGGTTATCAATATTATAAAAATGGTGGTAACCTGCTAACGCTAATGAAGATGTATAACCACGATGAGCCGAACGTCACTTTATTATACATTTGTTGGGGAAAAGAAGATGCTGAAAATGATAGAGAAGCGGTATATTTAGGAGGTGTACATAAATGAGCCAGTTTATATTAGGAATCGCAGTAACAATATTAATAGAAGTTTTAGTAGTGGTTGTTCTTATTGATTTGTGTGATAGAAAGGATGATGAAGATGTGTAATACAGGAATGTATCTTAAACTGAAAAACAATGGAGCAGTATTTAAGTTTACAAACGGTACATCAGTTTTTGTTAAGAAAAAAGGAGACCGTTATGAGATTAAGAAAAAAAGGAGCGGAAAACATGATCGAAAAGAAAACATGGAAAGAATTTAGAGATAGTGGTTTATTGTGGTTTGTGAATACAATATTACATTTATTTGGTTGGGCTATTGCTGTTGAAATTGAAAAAGGAAAAACAATAAATGTATATCCGGTTAGAACAAAGTTTAGAGGATTCGATGTAAAAACTAATGATGAAGGTTATATAAAAGTTACAGAGTATTTAAAAGAAAATATAGATGATTTAACAAAGGAAGTGAAAGATGAAGTTTTTAATAACTCTAAATCTTGTTCAATATTTATTCCTAAAAATAAAAAAAATATTGAAAAGGACAAAATAGTATATTTATGTGATCATCGAGCATGTAAAGAATGTGGTAGTGGTCTTTATTGTAATCACACTCATAAAATTGAACATGCTAAAAATTTTATAAAAATAGGAGATACATATTTTGAAGATGAAAAAGAATAGAGCATATTTAAAACCGTATATAAGAAGAGCTAAAAAGAAAGATTTTGAACCTCAAAAAGCAAGTAGTTTAAGAACTTGTATAAGAGCAGCATTTTTTTGAAGATATGCCTAAGTGCTATGTATTAGTTCAAAGAGGAAGCAATAAAGTTATAGACTATGGTTTATCAAAAGATGAATTAAAATCTTCAATCCTTTTCTGTCAAGGAAAACATAGAAATAAAAAGTTTAATCAATGGACAAACGTGGTTAAAAATTATGCACAAAATCATTAGCAGGAGAAGAACATGGATAATTTAGAAGATATTAAAACATATTTAGATAATTGTATAAGATATTGGAGAAGTAAAAGAGATAAAGAAAACTGTGAATATGCTATTTATTACATAGATTGTTTTCAATCAGTTAGGAGTTCTATTTTTGGGGAATGTTTGCCAGTTGAAGAAAAGGAAGTGACGGTAAAAGAAGCGATAGCAAGTTACCATATCGTTAAACAATTAATTGAATTAGGGTATCCACATAATTTTCAACATGAAAATAAATGGGTAGTTGATTATTGTTACAAAATTTCTGAAATTGTCAAACAAGCAATAGAAATTAAAAAATACCAAGAAGAATTTAAAAAAGAAGGTGAAAATGATGTATAGACATTGCTTAAATTGTAAGCATTGCGAAGAATTAAGATTTCAGCATAGAAATATTGTTACTGGTGGTCGTAATAATGCACATTGTAAATTAAAACATAAATATTTTTTTGCAAGTAGAATAAGAGCTTTATTTTGTTTGAAATTTAAAAAAAGGAGTGTACACAATGGATAAATTTGTTGAAAAAATATTAAATCAAAAGTTAATGGAAGGTAAATTATCATTAACAGAATTTAATTGCATTGTAAATTATATTGAAAAACTAATTGATAAGGAAATAGCTAAGAAACCAGTCTTAAATAAAAATTGGGCAGATAAAGATCAAAAAGATATATATGATGAAAATGGATATATTGATCCTGATGTATGTGTCTGTCCTAGATGTAAAGAGCCTGCAATTTATGGTTTTAAATATGGTGCTAAGTTTGATTATTGCACAGATTGTGGTCAAAGAAAAGATTGGAGTGATGAAGAATGATTGAACTTAAACCATGTCCTTTCTGTGGAGGGCAAGCAAGACTTTATGTAAATGGTGGAGTACGTGTTATATGTAATAATTATAATTGCAACTGTCAAACACCTATTATAAGAGATGGAGAATATTCAACAGGAGTTGGTGATACTGCTGTAAGTAGAGTAATTGAAAAATGGAATAGGAGAGTAAAAGATGATGACTAATGAAGAAAGATTATTACATGCATTATATAGTATCAAAAAGGTACTTAATGATTTTGGATTAGAAGCTATCAAAAATGAAGTACAATTTAAAAATGGAAACACTGAAACAATTGACTGCATAAGTGTTTTACAAGAATTTGTTGTCAATTATGTAAATAGTTCCCAGTTATATAAATTTGAAGAACTTCATAAGGTAAATGAATGGATACTTTTTAAAAAAAGAGAAGCCACAAAAGAAGAAAAAGAAATGTACCAATGGGATTATGTTCTTGATTGTGAAATTCCTAATGATGGACAAGAAATACTTGTGTCAGATGGTGAAGTGGTATGGTCAGATGTGTTTATTAATTTTGGTGATTGTTATGGTTTGGAATCGAATACTGAATTAACTGGATTAGCATGGATGCCATTACCTGAACCGTACAAAAGGAAGATTAGTAAACAATGAAGCAATATTACATATTATTAGCAAAGTTGTATAAATGTTGTGAGATACCTACAGAGTACCCATTAGCACCAGTATTAATAGATGTAGATGAAATTAGCGAATTACTAGAAGAAGAATTTATTAAAGCTGGATTATTAGAAAATGAAGAAAGTGAAGGTTAGCAAACAATGAAGAAAAGAATAAAATCAAATATATTAGGGATATTATTATTTATTATTACTGCCCTAGGAGTTATTGGCTCATGGTCATTGTTTAATCCGGTTTTAGGTACGTTGATATATATTTTATTAATAATAGCTATCTGTCTTGTTTAAGTGATAATAAATGAAAAATTGTCAAAAAGGCTGTGAAAATTGTTATGCAAAAAAATGCAAATTTAGAATAAAAGAAAGGATTAGCAAACAATGAAAAAAATAATAGGTAATTTATTATATGACACTGAAAAAGCTGAAAAAATATACAGTTATCGAAGCAAAAGAAAAACAGGAAGTTTTGGAGCTGTTAATTTTTATAGCTGGTTTGATATAGATGTTTATAAAACTAAAAAAGATAACTATTTTATCTACGGATGTCCAAGTGATGAGTATAAGTATTCTCTTAAACCTTTTATCGAAGAATTCAGTGAACCTGAATTTAAAGAAATTCTAAAAAAAATAGATCCTGATAGGTATACAGAATTTGGATTTGATGATATCGAAGAAGCTTAAACAGCACCTACAAAAAGCACCCTCAAAGTGTGATTTTACGTATTTAGAAGACATGGTAACTTTTTTTGAAAATCTTAAATAATAAAAATCTCTAAAAGTGTTGATATATCTAGAGTTTATAGAAATTTATATCTCTCTGGAAAAAATTTACACTCTTAGGGATTATGTAACATTTTTTAGTAGAGTTAGGAGGACACAAAATGGAAATGGAAAAAGTTATTAATTTTTATGGTAAAAAAGCTCAATGTAATCAAGCAATGGAAGAATGTGCTGAATTAATCGTAGCAATAAATAAATGTTTACGTTATCCACATGATGATCAACGAATTAATAATTTAATTGAGGAAATAGCAGATGTCATAATTATGATTTGTCAGCTTAAAGTTATATTTCAAATCCCTAACAGTGAAGTTGAGTCAATGATTAAATTTAAAGAAGATAGAATTATTAAACGTTTTGAGCAAGAAAAAAAGAAAAGAGAGAAATCGCAACAATATGGGAGCTAAAGAAATGGCTTTTATATTATTTCTGATGATGCTGATTTTGTTTATATTGTCATTGATCATTGGAATAAGGATTTTAAAAAAAATGTGGAGGTAATTATGGAAACCAAGGTTAATAATAACAATTTTATAACTGTCCAAGGATGGATGGCCAATGATTTAAATCTAAAAGGTAACAGTCTTTTAATATATGCTATTATCTATGGATTTTCACAAGTAGAGGGTCAAACATATAATGGTAGTTATCAATATCTTGCAGACTGGTGTGGCACCTCAAAACGGCAAGTAATTAGAATTTTAAATACATTAGTTGAAGATGGCCTGATTTCAAAAAAAGAGAAAGAGATTAATGGTGTAAAATTCAATGAGTATTCTACTATGTCAAAAATGTCACTAGGGGTGACAAAATGTCATGGGGCAGTGACAAAATGTCACGGGGGTAGTGACAAAATGTCACCCAATAATATAGATAATAATATAGATAATAATATAGATAATATATATAGTGCGAATAGTGCGAATTTTGACAAAAATGATGCATTTGAAAGATTCTGGAGTGCATACCCTAGAAAGACTAACAAGAAAAAAGCTAAAGATGCTTTTATAAAAAAATGCACAGATGAAATTATGTTTCAAAAGATGCTGAGTGCACTAGTAGACCAGAAACGATCTGAACAATGGCAAAATCCTAAATTTATACCTCATGCCAGCACATGGTTAAATGGCGAAAGATGGAATGATGTTTTAAATGTACACAATAATAGAAATTCTAATAGGGATTGGAGCTGGTTTAATGAATAAAGAAGATGTTAAAGAATTAATCTGCATCATTGATGGTACATATCCGAATTTTTTAAATGGCCGTGATTTGAAAACAGTATTCAATGCATGGTATCGCTTTTTTAATGGGAAAGACAAGAAGAAGGTATTTAGAAAGCTTGATGAATGGATAGCTAATAACAGTTATCCACCAACGCCGCACAATTTAAATGTGGCAGACTGGAGCAAATATGAATAATTATCAAGACGATTTACTTGGCATGTTTCTTACAAAACCGGAGCTGTTAGATATAACGATTTTGAAACCTCAATTTTTTGATAAAAAACATAGAATTATATTTAATGCAGTAAAAAAATCATATCATGAAAATAAAACAATTATTTTAGAAGATATTATTGCTCAAAAAGATGTAGATATGGATTTAGTTGTAGCATGTGCATCCAGCACTGCTACAACTGCATATTTTGAATATTATCAGGATTATGCAATAAGGGAATTTAAAAAGAAAGCTGTTATCGCTACATCAAAACGTTTAAAAGACGGTGAAATAGATTTAGATGAATATTATAAAACGGTCAATGATTATTCAGTATTAGGAGCTTCATCATCAACAAAATTGAGTAAAGATATTCTAATTGAATCGATTTCAAAACATAAAAAGAACATCAAGTTTGATAAATTTACTATTTTAGAGAAGAAATTAAATCTAAAAGAAAATGATTTTGTGATACTTGCGGGAGGTACAGGAGTTGGTAAAAGTGCTTTAGCATTAAACCTTATGGATGATCTATCAAAAAATTATCCATGTGTTTATTTTAACCTGGAAATGGTAAGCGAGGAATTATATCAAAGATTGATATCTATTAATTCAACATTTGCTGCTAAGACATTAGAACAGTATGAAACACTACCGCAAATTAAATTAGAGCAGGTAAACAATGCGATTGATTCTATTGCAAGCAGAAAGATAGATATTGTTAATAATTCGATTACTCTTGATAAACTAAGAAGTTTTATTATGACCTATAAAAGTGATAAGCATTTCATAGTGTTTGTTGATCATATCGGTCTAATAGGTGTAAGAGCTAAGGGAAGTTATGAAAGAATGACAGAAATAGCCAAAGAGTTAAGAAAGATATCATTAGATAATAACTGTACCATAATCGGTTTATGTCAATTAAACCGTGATGCTACAAAGTCTAATTCAAAGCCTAACTTGGCAATGCTAAGAGATAGTGGAGAGATCGAGCAAAGTGCTAGTAAAGTAATGTTCATCTGGAGAGAAGAAGATGATGATTACAGTATCATTATCGAAAAAAACAGAAGCGGAGCTAAAGCAAGGATTCCAATCGGTTATAATAAACAGAATCAAATTATGTATGAACTTAGTGATAAAAGAGATTTAAGAGGAGGGTAACTATGATTAATGATTATAAATTATATAAAGCTCGAAAGAGCGATAGAGATATGATTGAAAAAGCTAATAAAAATGATGCAATTATTATTTGCGTTAACGAAAACAGAAGATATGAAATAATGTATAGTGCTAAAGTATTTAATATTGATATTCATAAACCTTTAATTATTGATGAAGTAATTAGTTATAACTTTACAAAAGGTAATTATATTATTGATCATATAGATGATATAGCACAAATGATTATCTATCGATATATCTTAAAACCGCTATGGCAAAAAGGAACTATCTGTTTTGCTACAACAAGTAAGATTTATTTGCCAGACGTTTTAGAGGCTGAATATGATACTAGATAATATTCCAATTGCTGAACTCGAAAGAATATTAGAAGCTTTCGAATATGCAAGAGATTATAGTTTTGATAGTCATACAAGTCAGCAACCAGCACTTTATGCGATTAAAAGACAGAAAATAAGCGGTCTTGATATTAATACATATATCTATGTCGCAGATAATTATAAAGAATTGAAGGAGAAAGTTAGAAGATGGAAATCACGAACGCAGACATCAAACAGTTTATAAGAGATGTTACTTCATGCGGTTATTATAATCGCAAGATAATAGGCATCAACAATGATCTAGAAAACATCAGAAACGAAATGACCGGTATTAAATCATTAGCACCAAAGAATTATGTTATAGAGAATAAAAGGCCATTCAGTTTGCAAAAGCTTAACAGTCTTATTGTTGATGAAGAAAAACTGATAATTAGTAGAGATTACTATCAGCAAAGAATATTAGAAGTTGATTATTATTTTAGTAAGTTGCCGTTAGAAATACAGGAAATAATGATAAAGATATATATCGTAGGCATGAATCATGAAAGGACAGCAAGAATATATCATTTAGATAGAAGTACTTTGTATCGAAATATCAATAAAGAAATTAAAAAAATATTAGCAGAAAAGTAAAGTTGCAACAATGTTCACGAAAAAATGTGTTATTATGATATTGTCGAAAAGTTAGGAACGACGAAACAACCTTGAAATTTATCCAGCAGGCAGGAGAAACTGTATTGAATATAGTTTCTCTTGTCTTTTTTTGTAAAGTTTACACATTATTTTATTTTTTTATTCAAAAAGTTTTACATTTAAAAATCCCCCCGGGTTTGCTCAAAATCAAGGTGCCATGGGGAAAACGGTGAATGGGGGGCAATCTTTTGAGAATTGAAATCAAAAAAAGGGCTTTACATCTAGTATAGAAGTTTACAGAACATGTGTAAATGTCCAGGAAAGGAGGTACAAAGTTGACGATAACTAAATTAGCAAAATTAGCCGGGACCACAAGACCAACTATTTATAAATATTTTGAAAAAATGGGTTTTGATAAAAAGAATATAACCCCGGAAGTTGAAAAGAATGTTATCGACCATTTTTCAAAAAGAATAAAAAGCAACAGTAAAATAAAAGCCTCCAGTAAGAAAAGTATTATCAAACCTAAATTTAAAGCAAAAAAACTTACAACTGATGTAGTTGAAACCGTTGAAGAAAGACTTCTAAATGCCAAAAGTGATTATAACTTTAATGTTACGATGATTTCTAAATTTAAAAATGAAATTGATTTATATATTGAAGAAAACGGTTGTACAACTTATGAAAATTCATCTGGCGGGACATCTGCAATCCCGCAGATCAAGCAGTTGGAAAATTATATCAAGATGAACATTGCTTTGAATAAAACTATCCAGGAACTGGAACAGACACTGGACATTATAAGATTAAATGGAAACAGTTCGGAGGATAATCCATTTGCAAACTAATCCGTTTTTAGAGTTTATCGAAAGAACAAAAAAATTCCCTGATGAATATTCGCAAAAGATTCATCAGCAGGTTGAATTACAGGAAGAAATGCTGAAGATATATGATTTCGATGAAGAAAGAGGAAGAAAATGTGTAGACTGGATTGAAAAATTCTGTATCCTGACAGAAGGTGAAAATGCAGGTCAAAAAGTAAAACTGCTTTTGTGGCAGAAATGGTGGTATTACTCTATTTTCTGTTTTTATGGAGAATTCGAGGAACCTGACTATGATACAGATGGAAATTACATTGGAACCAAGATCAAATACTCAAGGGTTGTAAATGATGTCCTGCTGGTCATTGCATCAGGAAATGCAAAGACCACGACGATAGCTTTTTTGAATGCATATATTTTATACAGCAGTGCGTTTAAAGCACCGAACATTTTTATTGGTGCTAATTCACATCAGCAGGCAAGACTATGTTTTGACTGTACCATGGAGATTATCAAGAAGAACCGCAATTTAAAAAAATATGCAAGGATAGTTGACAGTAAATCAAGAATAAGCGTAGAGAAAACAAATTCTCTGCTGGTTGCAGTATCCAGCGATGGGGATAACCAGGAAGGTATTATTCCAGCAGTAATTGAATTAGATGAGATCCATGTTATGAAGGATTCAAGTTATGCGGACAATTTAAGAAAGTCTACTAAAAGAAGTGATATGCTCATTGTTGAGAGTTCTACGCATGGAACCGTGCGTGGAGGATATCTTGATAACAGATATGATTTTGCTACAAAAGTACTGACTAAAGAAACTGCAAAAAGACAGTATCGAAGCTTTTTTGCTGTTTTTGAACAGGATAGCGAAAATGAAGTATTTGATGCTTACCGTCTTAAAAAATATGATGTATATAAAAAATCAAATCCTTCTTTAGGTTTTGCAGTAGATACAACTATGCTTATAAAAAAAGTAGAAGAAATGATAGAAGATGCATCCAAAAGAGTTGTAATTCTGACAAAGAATTTTAATATTCCTCAAAACGGTGAATCCAGCTTTTTTACTAAAAACGAATGTATAACAAAAACATACAATGAAGAAATATTTAAAGGGGCACCGATATTCGTTGGTCTGGACATGGCCTGGACGAGGTCACCGACTGCCGATTTAACCTGTCTTTCATTGCTGATAGTAAATCCGTTTACAGAAGAACGGTATTTTAAAGATATTTATTTTCTGCCTAAATACTATGATTATCAGGAAATGATAAACGGTTCGCTGAATTCAAAACTTTTAGATATGATTGAATTAAAAAGCAAGGAAGATTCAAATATTCTTTACAACAAAAAAAAGAAAAAATACGGTTATCAGCTGTATGCCAACCGTGGTGATGTAGTTATCATCAACGAAGATTTATGTAACAGGATAACCGAAAAATATGGAACTGGTGCAAAGCCGGATATGACAGGGATAACAGAAGATTTTGTTATCTATTTTTTAGCTTATCTGGAACTTAATTTAAATATACAGATATGTAAATTCGGTCTTGATCCAAACAAAGCCAGCAAGATAGAAAGTTATTTTAATGGCAATGTTAAAAGCGTTGATGGGCGTGATATCTGTGTAAAATTCCAGATGGAAAAGTCGGCATTATCAAATCCGATATTAGAGAAGATGAAAGATATAAGGGCCCAGAATAAAGTTTTCAATAACAACAAATTAACAGAGCTGCATTTTGCCGAGGCACAAAGAAAAGATACAGCAACAGGATTTAAGCTTGTTAATCCAAACGCTAAGAAAAAAGATGGTGTTATTGCTGAAGCAGCAGCCGAGAGTGCTTACAACGTTTTTACTACAAATAAATATACCGGAGTTCAAAATCTTGAACTTTTAAAACAATGGTGGAGTGCAAATGAAACAAGAATCAATGCCCTATTGGAAAAAGGCAGTTTATCAATCACGGCTCTGGAAAAATGAAGTAAGACCAGCAGTGATAAGACGTGATAAAGCAATCTGTTATTTTTGCGGAAAACTTATAAAGGGAAGATTAGATGTACATCATCTAATCGAATTAACTGAAAAGAATTATCAGGATCCTCATATAGCATTTGGACTTGATAACTTAGTATGTGCACATAAAAAATGTCATGACATCCATCATCATCGTTTTTCTGCAGTATTAGAAAAAGAAACAATTGTTGATGATGAACTGAATATTGATTATGAAAGGAGGATGTGATGAATTTAATAAATCGAGTTAGATTTGCCTGGAATCTTGTGAGGCGGGGAATTAATTTTGTTGACAGCAATGGCAACAGATTAAGCTGGGCTGACTGGTCTACAAAATTCATTCAAACAAAGCATAGTCCAATCACCGAGACCACATATACTGCATTTGCTAATGAATTCTCTAAACTGGATTTTTATGCTTACAGAGAGTATACAGATAAAGATGGCAAACCGCAGTATGATGATTTGAATAAAGATCGTCTTAATCAGTTGCTGGGACTTAGACCAAATCCGCTTCTAACAGCTCATGATTTCAAATTTATAATGGCATATCAGTATGCAAAATACGGCAATGCCATTGCAGTAATAAATCGTGATGTAAATGGAAATGTATTTGATTATACACCGCTGGACATGGCAAATTATGAATTCGGTCATGGATACCAGCTGGACAATGGAAAAATCTTATTGAAAGTAAGAAATAAAACGAGCTCTAAAATAGAGCTTTTTGTTTATGATGATCTGCTGTTTTTAAGACAGAATCCTAATCAGATTTTTCAAGGCGATAAAAGCAACAATGATAATGCAACAGATACATTAACAAGATTATATGATACACAGCTGAATGTACTTCTTAATGAAATGATGCAGAGCGGTGAAATCCGTGGAATCGTAGAAGTGGGGTCATCGGCTGTCGGTGGTCTTAACCAGGCACTTATGGGAACAAATGAAAAAAACAGCAAGCAGGACGAAATAACTGAACGTATCAAAAAGGCCAATGGCGGAGTACTTGTATTAGATGCCGGTGAAAAATGGATAGATATGAAAGCACCATTCAGAACGTTAAGTGTTGATGAACAGAATACTTTGACTAAGATGATTTATTCGTTTAAAGGCATAAATGAAAAAGTTGTAAATGGTACTGCAAATGAAGATGAGATGGAAATTTATTTCAACAAGATAATTGCTCCTTTTGCTGAGCAGTTTACTGAAGAAATAAATTATAAATCATTGACACCTACTGCTCGAACACAAGGTAAAAAAATTGATTTTAGAAGAAATCCATTTGAATATGTATCGATTACAAAAGCTATTGACTGCGCATATAAAGGTGCAATGTATGCGACTAAGAATGAAATGAGAAAGATGTTATTTAAATTCGGTCCGCTTGAAGGCGGTGACGAACTGCTTGACAATTTAAATTTTACGACAAAGGAGGGAAATAAAGATGAGTGATCTGATTAGACGTTCGTTCAATGTTGAGATGCGAGCTGTTGAAAGTGATGACAATCAGGAGATGATCGTTGAAGGATATGCGATACGTTTCAATGAAGATACGGTAATCGGGCAAGCTCCATGGGGATTTATTGAAAGCATTAGCCCTGAAGCTATGAGTACAGCAAAACTTGATGATGTTGTATTTAATCTAAACCACGATGATTCTAAGATTGCTGCTAGAACATCAAACGGTTCTCTCGAGCTTACTGTCGATGACAAAGGATTAAAGATTAGAGCAAAATTAGCTAATACTCAAATTGGACGAGATATCTATGAGATGATCAGAGCCGGTTTAATAACAACGATGTCATTCTGTGCATATGTAATTAAATCGCAGTGGACAGAAACAAACGATGAAGAAATGGATCGTCGTAAAATCGTTGAATTTGGCCGTTTTTTTGATGTAAGTGCGGTTACGTTTGCAGCTTATGAGCAGACAGAAATTGCAGTTGCAAGAAGCAGTAAATTTATTGATGAAGATGTAAAAAAACATTTTGAAGAAAAAGAATACAGAAAACAGATAAAAGAACTAGATAAAATAATGGAGGATGTATATGAATAAAGAAGAAATTTTAAAACTGATCAAACAGAAAGAAACAGAAGCCAGAAGCAAGGATATTACACCTGAACAAAGAGCACAGCTTATTAGTGAAATTGAAAATCTTAAAAGAGATTTAAAAAACTTTGAACCTGATCCACAGCCACAGCCAAATTACCGAGGTATGGATGTATTTCATGATATGGAAGGAAATGAAGTAGATAATATTTATGATAGCCGTGAATATCGAAATGCATGGTTTGAATCTGTAAGAAGACAGGATAGTGGCGATTATGTAAGAAGATTTATTTCTACAAATGACAGCGGAACTTCTCAAGGAGGTTCTGTTTTAGTACCGACTATGCTTGAAAGTGCAATTGAACATGCAGTAAGACATGGCGGTTCTATTATTTCTTTATGTAACATTACTACATATCCTGGCTTGGTGTCTGTACCATATGAAAAAGATTCCGGTGAAGAAGGACAAACAAGAACTGAAGGCGGTAATGCACCAGAAGAATCTGAAATTACATTAGGTGAAGCTTCATTACAGCCGGAAACAATTGTAAAATGGATCTCAATTACTAAGGAAATGGAAGTAATGGCAATCGATGCATTCGCTGATTATGTAACTGAATTGCTTGTTGATAAAATTCTTGGTGCATGTGATACAAAAGTTCTAACCGGGACAAAAGCAACAAAAGGGTTAAACGGTATTACAACTGTTGCAGATAAAACCATCGTAGCCGAACTTGAAACGGATACATTAGGACCAGCTACTGGTTTTTCTGCTCAGGCTGAACTTGATGACAATGTTGAACCTGTTGTTGTTATGAACAAAAAAACATTGTTCAATTCAATTATGGGCATGAAAGATAAAAATGACCGGCCAATTTTTACGTCTATGATTGACCCTACGACTGGTAAAGCAGTTTATTATTATAATGGAATGCGTGTTGAAACCTCAAATAAGATCAAGGATTTTGATAGTGCAGCAGCTGGTGAAGTATTTATGGTAGTCGGTGATTTTAAAGGATATCGTGCTAATTTCCCAAATGGATTTGCATGTTCTTTATTAAGAGATCCATATACAAAATCACCAGATGGACAAGTAAGATATATCGCCGATATCATGGCCGGAGGACGTCCAACAAAAATTCTTCACTTCTGTGTTGTTAAAAAACCGGCAGCTTAAAATGGTGTAATTAATGGATCAGAAAAACAAGTCATTTTATCTTGAGAAAATAAAAATTCTGCTTGATATTGATGATACTGATATTTATGATTCAAAAATAGAAATTCTGCTTAGCGGGGCCATAAATACCTTAAAAAAAGCCGGGATACCGGAAATAGAAAAAGATAGCGAGTTGGCAACCAACTACGCTATCTGCCTTGCTTTGGAAACATCTAAACTCATGGATATGGATTTTAACAGCGACATTTTACAAAGACTGTATATAACTTCTGTAGTAACATTAAGGACAGAATTTACAGATGAAAAGTGAATGCAAGCTGGTATATGTAATCGAAGATTATGATGACAGTGGAAATCCGGTCAATGATGAGTTCAGAATATCTGTTAAATGTGATGATCTGGGACAGTGGAGCAGCGGTTATTATGAAGATCGTAACCGTTCTATGATGAAATCAATAAATTTCAGGATTGGTAGAAACTATCTGAATTCATGTAGAGGTGAACTTAGATATGTTGACTACAAAGGAATAAGATATGAAATCAAGCAGGTTTTAAAAGATAATCAAAGAAAACTTAAATGTATTCTCGACTGTGAGGAGTTTATAGTATGATTGGGTTTGTTAAACAGAAAGAGCTGCTTGATCTTTTAGAAGAAAATAGTGAAAATACAAAATGTTATTTTGAAGAGGTTAAAAATAAAAATGAAGATTATATCTATGTAAGAAGAATAGAGGATGCATCTATTCCGGCAGATAACACTAATTTTTTTATTTATAATCGTATAGAAATAACTGTATACAGTAAAACGGTATTAAAAAGGACGAATCTATGCAGATACATAATTTCTGTTTTTGATACCGTTTTTAGTTTTGCAAGAGCAAATGATATATATACTGCTACATGTACTGTTAATTTAAAGGTGGATGAGTGGAATGCCGGTCCATGATTTTGATGTCGAACTGGATCTTGATGATTTTTTAAAAGCTCTTGCAGAAGATGCCCGTGAAACTGCTGAAAGAAACAGTCCGCAAAGAAAAGGCAATTATGCAAAAGGATGGAAAACAAAAAAAGTAAAAGGCGGTTATATAGTCTACAACGAAAACTATAGACTGCCTCATCTTTTAGAAAATGGTCATCTTAGTAAAAATTTAGGATGGGTCAAAGGAAAAAAACACATCATTATTGCAGAAGATGCTGTTAAAAACAGCATTTCAAAACGGGCAGACAAAATAAAAATAAATATCAAAAGTTAGGAGGATAGTATGGAAAAAAAGATTATATACGGTAATGATAATTTCGGCTATGCTTTGATCGATACCAGTGAAGAAACACCTGAATTTTCTGCACCAGTTTTAATGCCAGGGATGAAATCAAGTACTATTGAAGTTGAGGAAAACAGTACAAAAATTCATGCAGATAATACTACGTTTGCTATTATTACCGGTGAAAAAGTAAGAACATGTGAGGCTACTGTTACATATATTCCGGAAAGTTATTATACGAACTGTTTAGGATATAAAGCAAATACAAATGGAATGTTAACTGACACTGGTACTAAAAAACCGCACTGTTTCTTTTTTACTACAAATGAGCTGAATGCCGTAACCGGTGAAGAAACACAAACATTGCATTATGTTTATGACGTTACAGCTAAAGAGCCGAATTTAGAAACAAGTACGGTCGAAGATGAAATTGAAGCTGCTGATCTTGTGATCAGCTATGAATCAAAACGAAGTGATTTTGTAAAAGATACTGACGGGAAACTGGTAGGCTATGCTAGAATTACCAGAACAGAAGAAAATAAAACATGGTTCGATACTTTTAAAACTAAGGTATTATTACCTACAGATGAAGTTGCTGGAGCAGGAGGATAATATGAAGATATTTAAATACAGTTTTATTCCTGAAAAGATAGTTATCGATAAGAAAAACGGTGAGCCAAAAGTTATAAGAGGAAAAGAGCGCAAGCTCTTTTTTGCTTATACTCACGAATCGAGCGGTATTTTTGAAGAATTATTTGAACAGCCGCTTTTAACGGTACTTGATGTAAAAGACAAAGAAAATAAAACACAGAAATATCTGAAGATTATCACTGATAAAAAATTTATACTGTGTCTTGCCGCAAGTTCTTATCTGGAAATAAACGACGGCAAGTACTGCAACAGCATATTCAATGCAGATAAGTTTATCGAAACAGATGGTATTGAAGTTTTAGCTAATGATATGAACTTTATCACCGGCCTTTTAGACTGCGTTTTTGATTCTCTGCCATCATCATCAAACAAAAAAGCAAATAGAAAAAAGTCTAATACTGTTTCTTCAAAAAAAAAGCGGTATTAAGTTACAGTTATATAACTGCTCTATTAATAAAATTAAACATTGATCTTACATGGGCCGGACAGCAAACATGGAAAACTCTGTTTAATTTAATGGAATCTATCAGCAGTTTAAGTTTAAATTCTAAAAAAGTAAGAAAGAAAGCAACCCCTCAGCAGGTTGCTTCTTTTGTCAGAAAGGATGGTGACACATGTCAGGGACAACAAAAGTCAAAGGCTTAACAATTCAAATTTATGGCGATGATAAAGAGTTTCAGGATACTGTCACCGGTACAAAAAAGGCATTAAATGAACTGCAAAAAGAGTCAATGACCCTTAATTCGCATCTTAAATTTGACCCTAAAAATGTCGATAAATTAAATCAGCGTTTAAAATCACTTCAGCAGCAGGTCAAATTGAATGAATCGCTGATTGAAAAATACAATGCTGAACTTAGTAAAATGGATAAAGCAGATATTGGTTCTGATCAGTGGCTTACTTTACAGAAAAATATTGCAACAGCTGAAAAAAATATAGCTCAATGTAATAGATATATAAAAGATACTGAAGATGCTTTAAAAAAAGTTGATAATCAGAATTTAAGCAAAGTAAGAAAAGCAATAAACGGTCTTGCAGACAATGCTGAAAAAATCGGTAATACGCTGACTGATAAACTGACTAAACCGATTGCAGCAATTGCAACTGCTACCGCTGCAACTACTCAGGCAACTAAAGAATACCGTGAAGATGTGGCAAAGCTTGAAACAAATGCTTTGACAGCAGGCGCTAATCTTGAAATTACCAATCAGGCATTAAAAGATTTGAATGCAATCACCGGTGAAAGCGACAGTAACGTTGAAGGATTATCAAATCTATTGCAGGCTGGTTTTAAAGATAACAACCTTACAAGGGTCGTTGAAGAATTAAGCGGGGCGGTTATCAAGTTTCCGGATACTTTAAAAATAGAAAGTTTAGCAGACGGTTTGCAGGAAACATTAGCAACCGGTGAAGCAACTGGGCAGTTTGGAGAATTATTAGACCGTTTAGGAATAGGTGCAGATAATTTCACTGAAAAACTGAAAAAATGTAAGACCGAAGCTGAAAAACAGCAGCTTGTCTTAGATACGCTTGCCAGTGCTGGACTTGCAGATGTTAATAAGGCGTATAGAGAAAACAATAAAAGTCTTATTGAAAACAGTGATGCACAATACGATCTTAATGAAGCGATTTCTGATTTAGGAAAAACAATGGAACCGGTCGTAGCGAAGGTCACTCAATTTGTAGCCGATCTTTTAAAATGGTTCAATGATCTTGACCCTAAGATAAAAGTAATAATTGCAGCAGTAGCAGGAATTGCAGCTGCAATTGGTCCAGTGATAACTATTGTAACGAAACTGAAAGGAGCAGTAAGTGCACTAGAAGGAGTTTTTGGAAAACTGAATTCCAGGTTTGCGATCATAGCCGGGGTGATAGCTGGTGTGATTGCACTTTTTGTATATCTGTATAACACAAACGAAAATTTTAGAAATCTTATTAATACTATTGCAGCAGAGGTATTACCCGCATTGCAGACTGCATTCGAGACGATATCAACGTTTATCAGTGAAACTGTGATACCAATCTTACAAAAATTATGGGACTGGTTCAATACGTACATAATGCCTGTTATCGGGGCCGTAGCTACATTTTTAGTAGAAAAATTATGGAATGCATTTAAAGAGGTAGCAGATATTGTAAGTATGGTCTTACAGCCTATTTTAGATGGATTGATAGATGTTTTTGAAGGACTATACAACTTTATGGTCGATGTTAAAGATGCATTCAATAATGCATATGATGCTTTTTCTAAAACAAAAGCATTCGAAGTGATTCGAGATATAATTATTGCTATCGCAGATGGTGTAAATGAAATCATCGAGGGATTTAAATGGATTATTGAACACATTGATGATTTAACAAGTGTTGATGATAAAATTGAAGAGATAGCTAAAAAATCATCTGAAGCTTCAAACATATTAGGCTCAGCTTCAGGTCTTTTTGATAGTGGTGGATTTGGCAATAGTGTAAATGGCGGAGATACTACTTTATATTTAAGTACAAATTTTAATGTGACTAATAACGGTACCCCAATTTCAGTTCAAACGTTGAGAAAATGGGGAAATGTTATTACAGATATAGTAGATGAAAATCTAGGAAGGCGAGGGCGATAAAGATGGCTGTTAGAAAATTCTGGCTTATCAACGGAAATGGACAGAAATTTGATCTTACTGATTTTAAAGACGGTTTTCTTAATAATCCTGCCGGATTAGGATTTACAGCTACTGTAACTTTAACAAGATTAGGCAATGCTCAAAAACTTAACAGTATCACCGATGATTTGAATAATATCAGCGGTGAACTGCTTTTGAAAAACAATGATGATAATGCACTTGCATATGATGCTTATACAGAGTTTATTAAATTTGCTAGTGTACTGCCGTTGTTTCTGCATTATCAGACCCCGGCAATGTCTAATTATTCTTTTTATAGAGAAATAGTATTAAGCAGTATCGAAAAAGGTGAAGTTGATTATGAAACGAATATGTTGCGATGCAATGTAGTATTCACACCGCTGACAATGTGGAGAAACAATAGTTTAAAAACTGTTGTTGCAACAGCAAAAAAGAATACTGGAAAAAAATACAATCTAAACCGGCCATATGCGTATGCAAGTGCCGGCTATGAAAATATAACGTTAAATAACAACAGTCCATCAAGTGTTCCTTTGATAATTGAAATCGAAGGAGAATGCAGTAATCCGGCTTTTTCATTATATGATCAAAACGGTGATGTATATGGTATCTGTCGTATAAACGGAGAATTCGATTATGTATATATCAATTCTGATGATTTAGAAGAAGAAATAAAATTAAGCAAAGATGGTGCATGGCTTAATAATGCTGTTAACTATCAGGATTTTTCTATTGCGATGCCTAATAAGGCTTATTTAACTTTCTGCTATCTAAGGCCTGGAAAATCAGGAATGAAATTTACTTTTGCAGACGAATTTGATGGAAAAATAAGTGTAAGCTGGAGAGATGAATATGCATCAGTCTAGAAAAGGTTATTTTCGTTTGTATTTTAAAGGACGTTTTGCATTAAATGAAAAAGCATACGGTTATGCCAGAGTTCTTTCATTTAATGTAAGAGAGGATTTGCTTACTTCTCAAAACAGCAGTTTTAAACTCGAAACAGTTCCAAACGCCGCTGTAGAAGGTGATATTGTAATTTTAATCGATGCATACGGTAAAAAACTGTACACTGGTGTTATTAAACAGATAGAAGATATTCAGATTGATGCAAATGGAATTTTAACTCTATTTGATGATAATGATTTTTATCAAATCGGTTCTTACAGCAATTCAAACTGCAATGAAAGAACAGAATATATATTAAATCATTATAAAAACAATAACAGTGATGATCCTAAAATTTCAGAGCTGATTGAGCAGTTTGAAATTTCACATGATGATGAATGTCCACGGGGATGGCAATATGATTATACAGAAGTACATACGCTTAATGTTTATGAACAGTTGCTTAAAATGTTTGATGATTATAGTGTAAAAATAACGGTCGACATTCCGCTTAATGAAGGACAGAGTACAATATTTACCGGTCCAGTAAATACTGGAGTGCATAAATTTATAGATAATACTGTGGTGTTGACAAGTATTACTCCAACCATAGAAGTGCAGTCAACAAATAAACTTGTTATCTATAATCAGGACGGTACTCAAAAAAGAGGTATTTACTATCTGACAGAAAACGGAGTTACTCAGGATGCAAATGATCTTACCCGTTTAAATATAGTTAATACAAATATCGTTAATTCTGATGAAGAACTGTCTACAGTCGTAGCGAACAATCTTGAAAAAGAAATGTATAATCATAAAATTGTCGTTAATATGATGCTTGATAATAAATTATATGATTATTACACTTTTGAATTAGGCGGTAATTTTATTATCAGCGTCAAGGCAAAATATTATGAAACTATTTGGACTGCTTATGAACTTGATTTAGAAGAAAAAGGCGATTTAGATATAGTCACAATGACTTTTGGGAAAGTAAGGACTAAAGCAAGCGAGAGGTATTTTCAATGATAGATGAAAATAAAAAATTGCAGTTTAGCGGAGGGTCAATGACCGCTCTAGGTATTACTATTCATAACACAAATAATCAGTATTCAGCCGAAGAAAATTATCAGCTCATGCTGAATTCATCAATGAGCTATTCAGCTCATTTTTTTGTTGATAAAGATATTGCAATTCAGGCAATGCCCCTTGATGTCCAGGCATTTCACACAGGGAAAGCGTATGACAACGGTAATAAATATACTATTGCTATTGAAATATGTTCAAAGGGCAATGATGAAGAATTTAACAAAGCAGTTGAAAATACAATTCTTCTGATACAGATGATAAGAAATGAATTAGGCAATCTGCCGATTTATTTCCACAATGATTTCGATAGAACAAAATACTGTCCGCATCGACTTCTTGATCAGTATCAGAATAAAGAAAATTTTATCAGGAGGTGGAACCTTGTCAATTAAAGTGATGGCAGATAATGATGCTGATATTTCAGCAAAGCAGGATGCTGCCTTATATTATTTTTTGAGCGGATATAAAAAACATTCTATTTTTAAAGATTACGAAAGCGAAATGGAAGTTTCTATATCAAATCTGCAAGCCACTTTAAAAGCCGGTGGAGCAATGGTATATGGGCATCATATATATTGTGATGGAACAGATACATTGACATTACCATCAAACAGCGAATGTTATATCGTTGTTCGAATTGATATGACCCAGCCGGCAACCCATGAAGGTGAATTTACAACTGTAACACTGTTAAAAGAAGAAAATATTTTAGCTGATGGAAACATCTATGATATTCCTTTGTATAAGATTACTACTGGAGTTAACAGTGTTACAGAAACAGAAGATATAAGAAATATTGATGAAAACATGATTGTTTTTTTCGATGAATAAAGAAAGGAGAATATATGGCAATAAAAAGTGTAAAAGCGACAATAAACGGACAGGAGTATACATTAACTCTTAATTCTGGAACTGGTAAGTATGAAGCTACAATTACAGCTCCGGCGACTTCCAGCTTTAACAACAATGATGATCATTATTATCCAGTTGAAGTTAAAGTAACAGATATGGCTGATAATGTTACAACAAAAAATGATACTGATCCTAATTTGGGAGATAATTTGAAATTAGTTGTAAAAGAAAAAGTTGCACCTATTATTGAGATTATTAGTCCTACGCAAGGGCAGTTAACACCACAAAATAAACCACAAGTAACATTTAAAGTTACTGACAATGATTCCGGTGTAAGCTTAACATCTGTTAAGTTAAAAATTGATAACGTAGAAGTGTCAGGGTTACAAAATTCCAGCATTGAAGACGGATATCAGTTTACATATACACCTTCAGAACCGTTGGACGATGGTGAACATACTGTTACTGTTAATGCATCAGATAATGACGGAAACGCTGCTGAGCCTGAAACAGTTACATTTAATGTCTTGGCTACTGCACCAAATCTATCTGTTGATGCTCCAACGAACAATATTTGGACAAACAACACAACAGTTGCTTACAGTGGTACTACAGACGGGGCTAGTTTGACTGTTAAAATCAATAACGGGCAAGCACAAAGCGTTGACATTTCAGGAGGCTCATTTAGCGGAAACGTTACATTGACAAAGGAAGGTGCAAACACATTAACGTTTGTTGCTACTTCTGCAGCAGGTATCGAAACTACAGTTACTCGAACGGTTAACTTAGATACAAAACCGCCTGTTATTACAGAAGTTAGTATCACTCCAAATCCAGTTGATGCCGGTAGCACATATGTTCTAGCGGTAAAAATTACGGATTAATTATGGTTAATCGAGTAATAGCTAAAAATCCTCAATTCGAGGTTATTTTAGAATTAGATGAAAACGATGGACTATGGAAAGGCTCTATGCCTTCCGTAGCTATCGGTGAATATTATGTTGATATATATGCATGGGATTTAGCAGGAAATCAAGCATATATGTCTAAAGCTTTATTTGTTGTAGATACGAACGGTATACATATAATGCCTTTAATATCTAATTTTTATTGTCGTATCAAAGATAATTTTCATGTTCAAATGTATGAAAATACCAGATTTAATTTAAGCGTAAAGGATGTGTGCAAATGCAATGCAGTGTAGATAAATTAAAATTTTATAAGGGTGAAATTAGAAAAGTAACTCTAGAAGTTAAAAGCTGTCTAGATGAAGAATTCTCTATCCTAAGAGCAAATGTAGAGATAAAACAATATGCTACAGTTGCATTAGAGATAACTCCGTCTATTAACGAACATGATATCATTTTTACAATTGATACGACAAAATTAGAAAAGGCAAAATATAAAGTTTACTGCGAGTATGTAATTGCTGATGAAACACTTATTGATGTCTTAGATTTGGAGGTAAGATAAATGGCACAAAGCGAATATCTAATTCTAAATGTAGAATTAACTAAGAATATAGTTAATGTTAATGAAAATTTTATTATAAGAGTTTCTATCAACACATGGGATTTCTTAGCAAAAAATTACACGTGGCAATCACTTTACAACAATTACGAGAAATGGAGTGATCTAATAAATGGCAGTTGAGATTCCTACTAAATTAACTGTTCCAAAAGATATTGACATGTCAAATCCTGCGGATATTAGAGAAATCTGGAATGAAATACAGGTTATTGTACCGAAAATAAACGAAGTAATAGATGTATTATCAGAACATGATACATCTTTAAATGATGCAGTATATTATCAGGAGGATTAAATATGATTGAGAAATTAAAACGCTCGGGTGCGTTGTACACACACACACACACACGGGTATACAAATTTATACTATTAAAGAGGTACTTTTTAAGTGCCTTTTTAATTGTAAAAGAAAGTGTGGTGACAAGCATTTAGACTTGTCACGGTGGTTATATGACTAGGCTTTACAATAAAGAAGGAAATTTACTTCCAGAAAAATTTGTTCAATTAGGTACTAATCAAGGTACCTATACCATTGACAACCTGAATAAATACAAAGAAATTGTTGCTTTTGGCTGGGGATATGGATGGATTACAATTGGGAGATTAAATTTAACACTCATTCAAAATCCGCATTTTCCAACTGAATCTACAGTATATGAAGCAGGGGCTGCTGATGGTTATGAAATCTATTTTCAAAAAATGGGAGATAATCAAATTCGAGTTGGACACGGTGGAAATATTTCTAACATTGTTGTTGGTCTAGTCTATTAATTACAAGTTTAAATGCCTACATGGGTAGATTTACAGATAAAAATGGAAACAAAATATTAGCTGGGACTGTTTTATACGATGGCGATACTACCAGTGATTTTATTTTGAATGATGAATATGACAATTATGATTATATAGAAGTTATCTATCGTCCGCATCCTAGCTTAGGTCAGTGTAGTGATAAAATGATTACTTCAAAATCTGCTAGAATGCACTTAAGCAGTGCACAAACAATCAATGGCGTAACTACAATTTATCGCTGTCAAATGGATTTTGAAGGTAAAAATGTGCGATTGACAGGAACTAGTCAGGCTATAGGCGGAGCAAGTGCAGGAAATGAAGTAACTATATATAGAGTAATTGGTTATTAAAAGGCACTAAAAAAGACCTCTCTAAAATAAAGAAAGAGAGGTAAAAAATAATGATAAAATCAGTAAAAATTCTTTCGGGGGGGGGTACTGTTTACTAACACAGTATCTTATACCCCTGCTACTAACCAAAGAGGAGGTGCAGCTAAATAGCTACACACCTTTTTGGAGGTGGGTATATGACTAAATTCAAAAATTCTACAAATCAAACGATACTAGAAACAGGTACTACAACTTTATTTTATCAAGATGCTAGTACATTATCTCAAGCAGTTACTTTAGAAAAAGAAGTAGAAAATATTATATTTTCACTAAGAGGAACTGCAACAAATCCACGTGATCAAATAGATAGATATTATGCCCAGCTTAACTGGAACAACGATCCTAAGACTGTTTGTTTTATCGCTAAAGGCAGTGGATTTGTAAATGGCCACGCTATGCCGTTGGATTTTATAGTTAAATATAAGAATTAGTCATATAAGCTATTTGCTAAAAATATGAGCAAATTTAGAGATAAAAATGGAAACGTTTTGTTAGATACGGTTAGACTTCTTCTTTATAAGAAGAAAGTTAATAATGTTCAATACGATACTTTTGAAACTGGGTTATACGCTTATGGAAGCTATGCTACAGGAGCACCGACGGATTGGGCAGGTACAGTATTGAATATTTACAAACCAACCGAGTTTAGAAATGATAGTGATAATGATACTTCTATTTTTAAAATCGCATTCGATCGAACCGGGATTTATGCAATGCGATTTAATGAAGAAGGAGTATCACAAACCAGCTGGGTTCAAATCGTTTCCTTTTAGTGTTAGTAAATGGGCGATTATGCCAAATACAAATGGAAAATTAGTAGATAAAAATGGAAATGAAATTTTTCCTATTGAACGTGGCACTGTAGAAAGTGCGGTTGGATCAATTACATATGTAAAACGTGGGAAAATTGTAATATATACAATAGATTTTGTAACTTCATCTATAAGCGCAGCAACAAGTGAATTAGCTACTGCCCCATATTTTAATAAAAATATGGAATTTGAAGGTGGAGCAATATTAAGAGTAGCTAACACACCAGTTGGATACGCTTGTTGTTCAGTTACAGAGGAAGGTAGAATAAAAGCAATACACTCTGCATATGATAATCAGGTTCAATTTATCGGCAGTGTAACAGTCATATTAGAGTAAAGGCATCTAAAAAATGCCTTTTTTTATATTATATGAAGGTGAGGAAAATGAAAAAAATGGTCTTAAATAATTTGAATTATATGGATGCTTATAATGCGATAGTTGGAGGCATTATTGCTTTTTTTAGTTTTATTTTTGGTGAGCACTGGTTGTTATTTGCGGTATTTTTACTTCTAAATGTAATCGACTGGATTACCGGGTGGATGAAATCACGGATTGCTAAACAAGAAAATAGTGTAAAAGGATGGCAGGGTGTCCTAAAAAAAATTGGATACTGGCTAATGATCATGGTTTCTTTTGCGTTATCTGCGATTTTTATTGAATTAGGAGATACGTTAGGAATTGATCTAGGTGTGACAACGCTATTAGGATGGTTTGTTTTAGCAAGTTTGCTGGTCAATGAAGCAAGAAGTATTGTTGAAAATTTTGTTGAAGCTGGGTTTAATGTACCAGCTATTTTGATAAATGGTTTAGAAGTAGCAGACAAAATTATTAATAAAGAAAACGAAAATGAGGAGGAAGAATAATATGAAATTCGGGATTAATTGTGGACATACAAAATCAGGACCAGGTAGTGGGGCAGTTGGACGTATTGTTGAAAGTGACGAAACAAGAAATGTTGGATATAAATTAATGGATAAATTTAGAGCAAATGGGCATACAGTTGTAGATTGTACAATTAATAGTGCTAGTTCTCAAAATGCTTATCTATCTCAAGCTGTAAATTTAGCAAATCGACAGGATTTAGATTATTTTATTAGTATTCATTTCAATGCTGGAGGCGGACGAGGTGTAGAAACTTATACATACGAAGGACGTCAATTTGCAGATGCGCTAGAAACTTGTGCGAATATTGCAGCTTTAGGTTTCAGAAATAGAGGTGTTAAAGCAGGTACAGGTCTTTATGTTATTAGAAAAACAAAAGCAAAATCAATGCTGATCGAAGTTTGTTTTGTTGATACAGATGATGCAAATTATTATTTAACAGTAGGTGCTGATGCTGTTGCACAAGCAATTTATAATGCAGTAGTTGATGTTAATAACGGTACTGCGAGCGAGGGAAATACAGCTGTAGATAATGTAAATAATGGAGTAGCAAATGCTTCTAAAGATATTATCAAAGCAGGACAGCAACATTCAATTAATTTCACTGGTCGAAGTATTGCAGTGGATGGTATTTACGGTACTAACACAAAGAAAAATGGTATCCGTTGTGTTCAAAATGCTTGCAATTTAGATTATGGAAGTGGATTAGCAGTAGATGGTGCTTATGGAACTAAAACAAAAACAGCTTTAGGTTCTCATTATGTAAAAAAAGGTGAAACTCAATATATGGTCACTGCGGTTGAAATTTTATTAATGTTAAGAGGTTATAACCCAAACGGTGTCGAATGTCCTGGTATCTTTGCTAGTGGATTAGAGACTGCTGTTAGACAATATCAAAAAGATGCAGGGTTGAAAGTTGATGGTATTGCCGGTAAAAACACAATTAAATCATTAATGAATATTTAATATTATTATGAAAAAATCAAATATTAAAAGTTTTCTCAAAATATTTATTTGTATTTCATTGTTAGCTAATTTATTTTTTGCTATTCGTTTGGTTCAAGTAGAAAAAAATTACAATAGCAATATTTCTGCAAAACAAGAGGAAATAAACGAATTAAAAAAAGATAAAAAAAGATTAGAAAGTAACAATGATACATTATTAGATGATAATGATATTTTTAAGGAACAATACAAAAAATACTTTGAACTCTGCGAAGAACTAGAAAATCAGATGGGCGTTTACTATGAATGATACAGTTTATTTAAAACGAGGTGCACAAGATATCTACGGTAATTATTTAAATATCAGATTAGAATATTTTATAAGACACCGTGGCGATATATACAGTGTAATTTCAAACGGTTATTGTGATATTGTCATAAATAATAAATATATAAAAAAATTTCCTAGAGCTTAATGCTCTAGGATTTTTTTATTATAATAATCGATATCTGTTATTTTAATAATGGTATCTAAAACTTCATCTTCATCTTCTTTTTTTTCTAGAATTTCCCAAATATAATTGATCCATTGATTATCAGCGATTGGATAACTGTAACTTCCTTCTTCAGGTTCGATATATTGAGCTCCGTCCCAAACATCATTGAAGGTACAAACATCTCCAACTTCTAAATCTGGAAGATTAGTTTTATATATATCATAATCTTCATTTTTCATTATTTCATATGCTTTTTCAACTGTCTTATTCATTATTTTTTACCTCTCTTTATTATATTTTATACTATGCGGTTAAATTTATAAATAGTGTTTTAAATGTTGCGCTTCATTTTGCTTAATTTTTTTCTTTCTTAAATTAAAATTCAACAAAATTATTTCTTTTGCTATTCCAATATTTGCTCATTCCATTAGTAGTATAGTAAGCACGTCTCTTACCATAACCGCTCCACAATTTGAATTCAAAATTATATGTATTATCTATATCATAATAATTTCTTACTGAGGCTTCACGTTTAATGCAAGCCCACGCCATTTTCAAACCCGTTGAAATATTTACTTTAAATTTTCTAACACATTGCCATGCAATTTTAAATAATTTACTTCTGTTTAACATTTTTCTTATCTCCTTTACTTTTTTTGTTTTTCTGTTCTACCTATCCCTACCTTACAACTATATTGTACATCTTTTTGATTATATTGTCAACCTTTTTTATAACTTTTTATGTTATTTTATAAATATTTTTAATTTATTATATAATCAAATAGATTTATTTTAAAAAATGTGATAATATAAATATGAAGAGGTGGTATCATGATAAAAAACAAAATAAAAATGTTGTTTAATTATAAGAATGTTAAACAATCAGATTTTATTGAATTGCTGGATATGTCTAGCAGACAAGCTTTAAATAATAAATTTGCAAAAGATCGCTTTACTGTTCAAGATGTTATCAAAATTTGTAATGAATTGGATTGTACTTTGCAAATAGTAGACAATACCAGTAAAAATACAATTGTTTCATTTGATATAGAAGATACAACAATATAAAGTTGTCAAAATAGTTGTCAAATTATTTTTTTAACTGCCAAACCCCTTGATTTTACTAGGGTTTAGCCGTTTTAACATCGTTATCTCTTAATCAGTGGGTCTAGGGTTCGAATCCCTAAGGGGAGACCATTATAAATACTATGGGATTATCAAAATCTCTTTAAGCCCTCATTCTAGAGTATATTCTAGTTGAGGGCTTTTTTATTTTGTTCTTTCATCACATTTTTTATCAAAAATAGTGTTTATTTATGTTTTTCCTGGATATGTGTATAAACGCTCGTAGTAGTATTGATATTACTATGTCTCATTAGATCATGCGAAGTTTCTAAATCAATATTATTGATTGTCGGTATTGTGATACAGGTGTGTCTTATTATATGAAAATTAAATGGAGTAATGATATGTTTCACTAAATTGGAAAATTTTGGGTCATATGCATCGATAATAGCCTATGCCAGTGCAACTTTTTTAGGATTACGTTTTATTCTTGCCATATTCATATATCTCTTCTTTTTTTATTATAACATAGATATAAATAAAAACTGTGAAGCTGAGCCGTACGCTCTCAACTTATACAGTTTATTTTACACTCTCAAAATAACAGATACAATTTTCTTACAGAAATGACATTATAAATCTTTTATATGTTTCTCTTCTCATACTCTTTTGTCCCAGAATGGGGAACTTGGATAGGTTACACTAAATTGTAACAGTTCTCTTAGAAACTGTTACAATTTAGTGTAACCTATCCAAAGTAACTACTGATCCATATGAAAATACTAAAACTGATTGGTCAGCAATGGATTTAAGAAAGAAAATGACTATTGCAAATTACCGTATCAATCTTATTCCAAAAAAGAAGTCTGGTCATAACAGCAAGCTAAAATATAACTATTTTAAATTAGGTGATATCATGCCAGCTATTCTAAAAGTCTGTGCAGAAATGAGAATCTTCCATCGTGCTTTTACTGATGAAAATCAGCTTAAACTTATGATTCAAAACGCAGATAAACTTGATGATGAGTGGTTAGATCTTGTATAAGGTACATCATATAATGATTATCAACAGCCTATGTATAATAATGTAGCTTCTAAATCTATATAGCCACAGAAAATGTCTTCAAAACAGGATGAGCTTATCAAGAAGTTGTTCAAGGTATTGTTCAATGATTCTGAATATAAAGATAGTGTTAAAGTATCAAAGCAAGAAAGCTCATGATAAAGAAGCAGAAGAAAACATTGTAGTAGATAATGAGACCGGTGAAGTTAAGAAAGATGAAGCTAAAACTGTTGCTGAACCAAAGAAAACGGTAGTGTAGGAAGCTGATTCTGATGAAGAAACTGTTGAAGAAATTGAATTAGGTGGCGATAATGAAAATATTGATAACGAAGAAATCACTATTATCGATGTTGATGAAATTGAAGGTATTGAAGCGTTTAATTAAATAAGCTGACATCCTCCCATGGTTTTAACCGTGGGAGGATGTCAGTGAAGTACTTTATTTATTTGCAAAAAATGACTGTTTCTTTATATCATAAAGATGATATAAACGAAACAGTCATTTAGATTGTTCCATAACTTATAATAAAGTATTTAAAACTTTTTAACAAAAAAACGTTAATTTTTTGTGGATATATTTGGGATTTATACAAAAATATGTCATAGAATAATCAATTCTGCGACTCATTATTTAGGAATTTTATTAATCTGTTGAGATTTGAACTCTAATGTAGGATGTACATATAAATTCATTGTAGTTGTTATGTTAGCGTGACCCAACAACTCACTTAAAACTTTTAAATCCATATCATACTTAATGCAGTTAGTTGCAAAAGTATGTCTCAAAATGTGAAAATTAATATCAATATCTAATATATTACAAACTTTTTTAAAATTTCTCTGAATATTCCTTGGTTCTGGGATCGTTATACTGTTGGTAAGAATAAAATGCTCTGAAGAGACAGGGTCGCAGGAATTCTTATAATTATAGAGGTATTCTGCTAAAAAATCTGTCATTACCACTATACGTTTTGATGAGACTGTTTTAGGGGGAAAAATTAGTAACTTGGTTTTACTATTGCTATCACTATCAGATTTAAGTCTCTGAACAGTTCTAAGGACTTCTATTGTTTTATTATCAAAGTTTATATTTTCCTACTTTAATCCACAAATTTCGCCAATTCTCATTCCAGAATACATGCTAATATAAACAGCTATCTGTACCGGTCTGTATCCTGATTGACAAAATTCTGCTAATCTGATACGCTCATTATCATTTAGTACATGTATTTCATGTTTATAAGTCTCTATTTTCAAACATGAAAGGTTGATATGTTCAATATTATAATTACGTTCACCATGGTTAATTATTGATTTCAGTACATATATGATAGTCTTTACCGTAGCAGCAGCCAAACCTTTTTCTGATAGCTCTTTTAATAGACTTTTATAATCAGTTATACTCCAGCTTAATAATTCACTTTGTTCTAATAAATCCGATAAATGAACATCAATTATATTTGAATATTTTGCATATGTAGTCTGTTTTACAGATAACTTTTTCAGTTCTAACCATTCATATGTTAAATGTTTAAATGTAATTTCATTATTGTTTGTCATGATACTTATTCTCCTTTTTATATTAATTTTTTGGTGTTAAAACACTCAATCATTATAATAAACTAAGGATAAATGTCTCAATTATGGCAAATTTGTCATTTTTACTTTTTTTTCTAATTTATTTGTGATATATTTGTTGTCGTAGAATTGATTATTCTGCTATTTTCATTTAATTATGATAAAGAAAGATGTGAAAGAATGTATTGGTATTTTTTACGGTATAAGTCCGATTCTTCGGAAAATTTGATTAATTTCTTCAATAGTCAGCAAAATACTTTTGCTTTTATACCTAAAACTGAAAAATGGTACAGTATAAATGGTGTTAAAAGCTGGGTTGTCAAAAATATGTATCCTGATTATGTATTTGTTAGATGTGATCTTGATGAAATTTCTTTTATGAGAAAATATAAGGAGTTTTTGGAATCTGTTAAAAATTCAGTTACTCTTGTAAATCAGGGAAATTCTTTATCTCTTCAGCAATCTTTATCAGCTATATATGACAAGCTTTTTAATGGCGAAGATACTATAAGGCACTTTGTTGGCAATATTGTCAATTCTAAACTGATTGTTGATACTGGACCAATAATGGGGCTTGAGGATTATGTTATAAAAATTAATCGCCATCATCGTATTGCTATGCTGGATTTTCGTTTAAATAATTCAGTTATTAAGATACCATTGGAAGTAGTCAGCAAAAGCTGA